TTGAAGCTGGTGGCGGCCACCTCTGTCTCGAATCCGGCCTGCGTCATCGCCGCGCCAAATGCGGCGGTCTGCTCTGCCGTCAGTCCCGCCATCTGGCCCATGGCGCCGGAGCGGGTCATGAACTCCACCAGCTGAGAGGCCGAGGCCCCGGTGCTGTTTTCTAGGTAGTTCATCATGTCGGCCAGTTCGGCCACTTCTTCATTCGACAGTCCCAGTGACACGCGCAGCTGAGCCAGTGAGCGGCCGGCCTCTTCTGCCGTCATCTCAAAGGCTGTTGCTACCTGTGCCACCAAGACGGCAAAGCCTCTAAGCTCTTCTTTGGCAATGCCCGATGCGCCAGCGGCGGCGTAGATCTCGGCGAATCCTTCAGCCGCAATGGGCATCTGACTGGACAGATCCAAGATCTCGGAGCTGATCTGCTGCAGTGCAGCCGGCGTCTCCAGCCCGTCCACCACCTTGCGAACGTCGGCCATGGCGGACTCAAACCCGACCGCCGCCATGACGGACGTTCCGATTGCCGCAGTGAGGCCGGCCACCTGAACAGCGGAGGAAACCCAGCCCTTCTTGGCTTCTTCTGGCGCTTGAGCAAAGGTCTTTCTGGCTAACCCGCTGGACTGATTCAGAGAGTCCAGATTGTCCCGAAGTCCGCTGATCTCCTTGGCTCCAGTGACCTTCGCCGCGATCCTCAGGACCGCCTCCATGTTCATGGCCATCAGCGGCGCCTCCCTTTCGGCTGCTTCGGTTCGGCGGCCTTGTTGATCAGTTCCTTGGCGCGGCTCTCCATGATCTGCAGATCCTCTAGTGCCTGGCGCCGGTTACCCACAGCGTAAAGATCCATCATCTGGAGCACCACGGCATAGTCAAGGCCCACCACGCCCGAGCCGCCAACACGCCACTGGGTCTGGCACTGCAGGAACAGATGGACGGCATCTTCGTGCTCGGGCCACACCTCAAAGCGCTTCGGGTTCTGCACCACCTCTGGCAGGCAGGTCACGTCCGCGCCGTAGGCCTTCAGGTCCGCCAGCAGATCATCATTGGCGCCGCCGTCACCGTGCCACCAGTGATCGACGGCGCCGGTCAGTTTCCCTTCTTGGCCACCTCCATCGAGCCATACCAGGCCTTGATGATCTGCCCGGCGATGGTGGGGATCTCCAGCAGCTGATCCAGCGCGGCCTCAGAAAACGGCACATCCTTGCCGCTGTCATCGGTGATGCCGCTCCATCCGATCAGGATTTCCCGTGCGGCGGTCTTGTCGTCCAGGAGCTCATCATCACTGACGCGGCCCAGCTCGGTGGCTCGGGCCAGTTTGGCGATCTCGTTGATCCGGCTCTGCGGCAGCCGCTTGAACTCAGCATCGAAGGAATGTTTCTCCCGCCGGCCGCCATCCACGGGGATGAGCAGGGGCACCGGCCAGGTGTAGCTGGCCGACTGCTTCAGAACGAAGGACATGGGTGTTCAGTGAGTGGTGGAGGAAATCAGGTGAGCACCAGGCTCATCTCGTTGTTGGCTGCAGTCGCCTGCGCCATGTAGGGCACGTTGAGCATCTGAATCCCGTCGCTGTCTGCGTAGGTCGGGGAATCGATGTTGCACTGGCCCATGCTCAGGGTCACGATGTTCCCTGCGGTCTGGCCGTGCTGCCAGGCGATGGTTCCGGTGGCCTGGCTGATCACCTGGGCGAAGTAGTCCTTCTCACCAGAACCGGAGCCGATCACCGGGGCCTCAATCACCGCTTCGCCAGAGGGCAGGCGGTTGGTGATGGGGTACTGCTGCGTGCAGCCCGCCAGCTGGCGCAGGGGGATCTCGTTGCCCAGGTTCAGGGTGAAGGATTCCATGCAGGCTGTGGTCAGGCCCAGGATGTTCACGCCGGTGGTGTTGGCGTTGTTGACGATCACCGGCGTTGCCTGATTGGCGAAGGTCGGGGTCAGTTGGGCCTCGGTGGCGGCAGCCACGTACTCACCGAAGAACTCGAAGCTGATCCGGGGAATCTCGCCGGCCGCCAGGTTGAAGGTGGCGTTACCCCGGCAGCCCTTCAGGCGGTGGCGGTTGCCGTCGTTGTTGAAGTCAAAGCTGACGCCAACGATCCCGGTCATTGCCGGGGCGTAGGTCACTGAGGTGGTGGCCACCACCGTCTCACCGAACCCGCAGGCCCGCAGCAGCCGGCCCCAGCGGGGGGCAGTGCCGGCCATGCCCGATCCCGCCAGCTCCACGTCAAAGGTGACCGTGCCCACCCGCTGGCCGACGATCTTGGGCCGGTTGCCGAAATACGGCAGCACCAGCTCGCGATCGATCAGGCCTGCGTCGAGGGGCTGACAGTCCAGGTTCTGCACCAACAGGGCATCGGTGCCGGCGACCGTCTCGAAGGTGCCGTAGCTCGCCTCCACTGCCGCCAGCAGAAGGCGCCTATGCGTCGATTTCGTCATTGCTCGGAGCGGGGGCAGGGGTGGGCATCACGCACTCAGCGGGCTTGCAGTCCTGGTTGATCCACTTGCCGGTGGCCTCGTCCAGCAGATAGCTGCCGCCATCGGTCGGCCGAGGGTCAGGCTCAGGTTTGGATCGCGCCATGCGGAGGGGTGAGGTTCCGTACTTGCAGCCTATGGAGCGCCCACGCTGAGATCCGTCACGCTGGTGCGGTAGCGGATCCGGTACGACAGCACCTCCACCACAGCGGCGCCATCGGCGGCATTGAACTCCGGGTTGCGGCTCAGGGGCCAGATGTCCATCGCCAGCCCACCTAGGCTGCGATCGGCCATTAGGAGGCTGTGAACGGACTGCACGACGGGATCCGCCACCTCGTCAGGGATCAGGCCACGAGCGTAGACGGCGACCACCAGCGTCAGGGTGTGGTCGATTTTGCAGGTGCTGACGGCCTCGGGACCGGATGATTCAGGGCCGGGCTCAACGATCACCGACGGCGATTCACTGCGGCTGAAAGCCTCTTGGCGGCTGCGGTAGACGCGCCCACCTACCCCGCTGGTAGTGCCCAGGGCGGTGGCCACAGCAGAGATGATCTGTTCGCGTCGGGTTGCCATAAGGTCAGCCTAAACAGGCTGCACCAGGTCAAACACCACCCAGGCGACGACGACCGCCCCTACCAGCGCCACTGGCAGGGGCACGGCACTCAGCAGCCAGCCCAGCAGGCTGGCCACCAGTGCAACGGCGGCGGTGAAGCGGATCAGGTAGGGCATCACTCCCATCCAATCCGTAGCAGCGCCACCAGTAGCACTGCGACGGCAACGCTGGCCGGGGCCATCATCACGGCGATCATTGCGACATCACAGGTCATGGGATAACAGCTCCAAAATCTATAATTTTTGGGCAGCAACGCGAACGATTGATCCATCATCCAGTTTCCATTCAACATATCCATTTGCTGTTACTGATCCGCCAGCATGAACACCCCATCGAAGCTGGCCTGACCCTTTTGGCTTTAGATGCAGGTCAATGTTGGTAGCGCTGCCTTCGGAGATAAGTTGTGGCGCCTGGCCAGCAGGAACTCCGTTGACTCCTAAAAAGTGTGCTTGTTGGCTGCCAAGATAGACAAGGCCAGACCCCTTGCCTTGGATGTTGCTGCTTATCGTCGCAGCGCCGCCACGGGGGCGTAGGGCAGGCTGGCCAATAGAAGATCCAAGTGCCTCAAAGCAGGATGTCGGGCTTGCAGTATCGCGGACAGCAAACTGCAACCCTGTCGGGCCGTGCATTGCAACAGCTAATTCTTCGCCGCCACCAGAGTCAAGCCGGAGGGCCCCAGAGGAGCTATTAACTCGCGCCCCAAGAGCAACATCTTGGTTGAGAATGGCAAACCTATTGGTCGTCCCTAGCGTGTTGCCAGCCTCAGTGATACCCCCGCCCTCAATCCAGCCGCTGTCCATCCTTTCAGCGCCGTACCTGCCGTTGTTGGATGCTGTTGAGTTATGACGGATGATAGTTCCATTGTCTCGCACAAAGAAGCCGCTTCCAGTATTGGATGACGCTGTGCAGCCATAAGCCCTAACGGTGGAGCCACTCAGAGAGGCAATTCCCCCTACGCGACATCCAGAAGCAGAAGAACCTGAGCAATCCATTGCTGATCCGTATTCCGCTTGAAATCCAAACCCCCATCCGTTAGCCGCATCTGTAACATTGTTTGATGTTGCGTTTCTGCAGTAAATCGTAGACCCAACAAATGCCCAAATACCTACATCGCCTGCGTTGTTGACTGA